TCCGCCCACCAGGAAAATTTTGCACCACAGCACCTGACGGAACTGGCAATGCACGTGAAGGATCATGTGCATACATGACTAAATGTGATAAATCGCTCATAGCCCCGGTATTCGTGTCTGACAACACATTGTTTGGAAAGCCAGTCTGCCAACAAAACAACACATGATTTTGCATACGCCGCAACAAAGCCTCACGGTTTACATTAGTCTCAGGAAAAGCAGTATTTGATGTACAAATTATAACCTCAGATGTAAAAACAGTCTTTTTATCACTAATACTCGCCATCGGAACAGGATACGTAGACGAAGAGATTAATGCCAACCACGACTTATGTTCCTCGTCCTCTGTGCCCGCTTTTGGTTTAACTGCACAAAAAGCTTCTTCTATTTTACAAATCGGTTGATTACAATAGCGATCCCAATGCTTTTGCAATGGATTTCTGTCATACTTGTATTGTCCAGAGCGTAACTCATCAGGCCACAACCTCTGGGCAACTTTCTTCGCAATTACTTCCGCAACTGTAGTTTTCAAAATTCCTGCAGGCCCACTCAAATAAATAACAGTCGGTTCCACACGATTCAGCGCATTTCTTGTATTCACAGCCGCATACACCGCCTCATACAACTTCATATACTGAGCAGAAAAGTGTACACGTTCCGCAAACGGATAACCACGAACAACAGCCAACACGTTCATCACTCCATGTGCCTGCACAACCAAATCTTGAAATCTATCTAGACTTCGATACAACGTTGGGTCAGCAGACATCTGTCCACAACTCAAAATCGCCTGTTGCATCTCAATAAGCAAAGTAGGAACAGACCTAATTGCTTCTTTCTGCGCATGCAAAATGTCAGATCTAACCAAAATCTCATTAACAGCTGCACTCGACCGATGTGTGGCAAGAAAACGCAAGAAAGAAACAAACAAATCGGAAATAGTTGAAATCGCGCTTCCAGCCCCATTTTTGAAAAGATCTTTACAGCCAGTCAAGTCAGATATACGGAAAAAATTAGTAACTAAAGAAGTACTGATTTTCCCAGTCAA